AATATGAGTTAAGTGTGCTATTTGTCCAAATTCATTATGGATAAATCCCTCTACAGCTTTTATACTACCAGTATAACCCTTTTGATAGTGCCAAGCATCACTACCACTAGGAGAGCGTAAAAATTCACAAGTTACACCGATATTATCAAAGCTAGTCATAAACTTATAGCGTTGCTTATGGTGTAAATGGTGTAGATACCAGTAACGATACTTAGTATCTGCCCACATCTTAGGCTGTTCTTGTGCCATATGTAAAGGTAAATTAGGCAATTTAGCACCATCTCCGTGAGTCAATCCTATTAGACTATTCTTATACTTATAGTACTTTCTGTGCATTGGTTCAGCATCTACGCTTACAGCTTCTGTATTTCTATACCAAGCCTTTAGAGCGTGTGCTAAATGAAATCCAGACATATAATCGTGATTACTCATAGAATGTACACAATCGACTGGAGCTATCTGCATTAACATCTCTACTACCTCAACATAAAGCTCTAGAGCCTCTGTAAAGTGTTTATGCCATTTACCGTCTTTATCTTGTGGAGTTCCTTTTGTTGTGTTTCCTTGTACGTTGTCTGTGTGTAGTATATCATTACCAATACAAAACAAAATACGTTCTATAGGATAGCCCTCAGCGTTTCTTAGAATACCTTTGACTCCATCTCTTACTCTGTTCTTAGCTATGTCTATATTGTATTCATCTCCAGTTTCACTAGCATCGGCATATTTACCAATGTGAACGTCTGCTGGATTGATTATAAGTAGGTGACCATCTTGTCTAATAGGATAATCAATGGAGGGATATTTAGGAGAGTATTGTGAGATAAGCTCCTCAATAGATTGTAAAAAATCATCTTTAGTATATTCATTAGGTTTAGCAAATATTGAGAACTTTTGGCTCTTATACCAATAATGAGAAACAGAGCCTACATCTATACCAACTTCGTTACATTCATCAGCTAGTAACGACTGCCTTTTTTTGTCGTTTCTATATTCGTCTACTAATTTCCATTCATCTTCTTTAAGTCTATACCTCTTAAAGTCTTTCATTTTTTGTTGATTTTCTCTAATCCTCTAGAACCAAAATAAGCGCCTATACAAGTTATCAAAACTATCTGTAATAAGTCTACCCATTTATCTTCTACAATAAAGTCAATTACTCCAGCATCTATAAATATAAGCAAAGTAGTAGAAACTACAAGCCAAGCTAAAACTAATGGTCTGATGTTTCTAGGGAGCCAACTAGATTGTAAATTATCTGACTCCCATCGTTTAGTTACTTCTTGTTCTATTAGAGCCTCTTGCTCTTGGATAATCTTTTGCAGTTCGTTTTTTAACTGCATACGTTCTTCTTTGCTTGTGATACATTCGTCTATGATTGTATCAGCTTTGCCTAATAAGTTGCCAAGTATGTTTCCTAGTATAGCCATATAGCATCGTTTTTATCTTTGTCAGTATCACAATGAATGAAAGTGTCAGCTATGCCGATACGAGTAAATCCAGCCATTATAAGACCGTTTACTATTTTTTGTCTAGTTCCACTATCTTTGCATATTATATCAGCAGCACAGCCTTTTAAATGACTTGAGTTAGCACTAGCCTTATAGCCTTGCTTTCTTAAATTAACATTGTGTTGTGGTGTTCTAAAGCCAGAAGATACTTTGAATGGTACGTTAGCAATATCTCTAGCTCTATCTAATTTCTTGAGAAAATCTCTTGTCATATTCTTACCACTACCTTTAGAGTCTGGAGAGTCAAACTCACTTAGCTTAAAATATTTCAATGCCATTTCTTTCTCTATGTTATCTATGCTTTTTTTCCAAATATCAAATTTCATCCTTGTCCTCTGCTTGGTTTTTTTCTTTGTGATTTACTAAGGTTCTTAGAGTGTACTCCCTTACGTTTTACTTTAGGTTTCTTTCTAAAGTTATTACTTATTACCTTTGCCATTCTTTCTCTTGTTTCTGTAATACATAAATCTGTCTATAGTATATATAATAGAGACTACTAATAGAGTTATCTGTAGCATCTCGTGTAAAGTTGTAAAGCTAATTGATAGTGATACGCTATTTAAGCCTAGAACATCAGCATTTTCTTTTATCATATTTTTCATTATTGTCGTGGGTCTGTGCTTATTAAAAGCGTTATTGTTGCATAAAATTTATCACTACTAGAAGTGCTTCCAGTCTTTCTAAAAGCTGGTATAAGACAATCGTTAGCATTTAATGTTTCTGTTAGTTCTACATCTTGATTAAATACATAGTTAATATCATTTTGTGAAGTAAAAGCAATTTTATTTACTAATGAAATGTCTGTTGATGTAGTTCCGTTCTCTGTTATAGGTTTTTTCCATAACTCAAAAACTCCGTTATGACCAGTAGTAGAATCAGTCTGAACATCCCAAGTAATTCTCTCTATTTTACAGCCATTATGAGGACTTCTAAATATATTAAAAACAGTAGCCTCGTTAGATATTGTATCTCCATCAGACCAAACTGCACCAGCATTAATTGAAATGTCTGTTGGATATTGTGGATTGATTAGGTTTGTATTTGCGTGTGTATTACCTACCTCAAAAAGTTTATGAGTTACTATAGTATAGTCTCTGAATATAGTGTCCCATTTATCTAGGTTAGATTGTATTATAATGCTTCCCTCTGGTATTATTGTATCAAATGTAGTAGAACTAAACTCTAGTCTAGTGCTTGTGGTAGTTAAGTCAGATGTTAAAGTCACGTTGTACTCTCTACCAGTGCCTTTATGTATAATTTTTACTGTTTCGCCACTTGTAGCCATTAACATAGTCGGACTATATATCTGTAAAAAAGTAGTAGTAGCTGTTGTAGATGAAACAGAAACCGTAGCTAAGACTTGATTATTTAAATATCCTTGTAAACTCATTACCAGCTATTAGTGTTTATTGTGTTGTTAGTGTCTATAGTTTCAGCCTCTACTGAATCTGTTAGAGTTGTAGTATTAGTATTAATCTCATACCATTCGCCTTGCCAAGTATCTTCATTGGCTATGAATGTTGTCTGATAAGGCACAAATAAAGAACTGTCTATAGTAATTCCATTATGAAATTTATAGCCGTTAGTGCTTACATTATTAGTCAATATTTTTAAAGCACCATCAAATACTCTAGCTCCTTCATTTTGTCCAGCCATTATCTCACTAAGCAACAGCTTAGAGATAGCTTTACCACTACCACCTCCGTAGGCTTCCCAAGTTATATTAGTGCCATCATCCCAAGAGGTATTGTTATAACATTGTAATCTACCAACATTTGTAGCAGTTGGCCCAGAGCCAATCTGCAAGTCTCCTACCTCATAAGTTAATCCATTAGTGATATTCTGAGAGGTTACAAACTTTTGAATCGATGTACTTTCTCCATCTATATATGATTGGAAAATCTGTATGTTAGAACTTTCTGGAGCTGAGTATATATATAATTTAGCTTGGTCTGTTGCAGATGTTATTTCTGTACCATCTTCAGCAACGTCTGTACTATTACCATAGTCATAATATACTTTTGCATAGCATTCAAAATATAAATCTCCTCCAATAGGAACTTGAGCAGTCTCAAAGTTTAATATAAATTCATTAATAGGTGTGGCATTAAACAAACCAGAATCTCCAAAAATTGAATAAGGCACAGCGTAATTTGGAGCATTACCCCAAACATCATTAGTAGTCCATTGTGCTAGACCACCATTAGTATAAGTAGAACGAGCATAGCGAACATCTCCAGCACCATCGTCTAATTTTAATCTATGATAAAATAAAATAGATTGATTATCAGTAAATCCCCAGTTTGCATATGTAGCATTTATTGCTCTGTTAAAAGTTCTTGTTACTTTTATAGTCTGACCATCTAAAAGCTCAAGCTCTCCCATATAGTAGGAAGCATAATGAGCAGATGTACTTAAATCATTTATTCCATAAATACCAGAGTCAGTATTAAATCCTAGACCAGTGCTGTGCCAACCATTCCAAGCTACTAAAGAATTGTTTACGGTGTTACTTGTGCCACTTGCGTTAGTGACTGTTAAAGGTAGTAAATCATAACTCTGAAACATTTCGTAGTTTAAAGTTGCTTCTTTCAAAATACCTAAATAGTCAAACTTATTACCAGATAATCTAGTTATGTTTGTGCCATCTTCTGAGGTGTTTAGGTCTATAGAACCATAGAAGTCTGGAGTGTGTGTGCTTCCGTTGTTTCCTTTCTTATAGTCTCTATAATATTGGTCAGCACTATCCATTTCTTCGTAGGTATTCACTTGTATAAAATACCAAATACCTTCACTTAAAAACAATCTAGCTCCAAAGGCTTTGCATATTTGATTTAACAGTTTAAATGCTGTATCTGCTTGTCTTGTTCCATTGTTGTCTACTGGAGCGTAAGAAGCAGCTAAAAAACGAGTGTTGTTTAGTGGGTCTGTTGCGCTGTTTCTAGGTATTTGTGAATTAGTCCAATCTACCATAGTTCTGATAAATCGGTCATCTGTTGCCCAGTTGTTATCTGTGTTAATGTCTGTGTTTATAGCGTTAAATACATAACGATAACAAGAGTAAGCTAAATTGAAATCATAAGCTACATCCTCATTAAATGGTATGTTTTCTAAAGCAGCTAGACCACAAATAGCAGTAAGTGTAAATTGTCTTGGCAGAGATTCGTCAGCCTCTGGGTTTATCTCGTTTAATAAATTACCAGCCCAAAACAGACTATATGTAGTTCCATTAGTAGAAGATTCTATTTTTAATTGCCACCTTTTATATTCGCTAGTTCTTATAGAGTCTAAGATACTTTGTTTAGCACTATTATTAGGGTCATTTACAAACATAGTAAACTTAACTTCTGATGGGATAAGACCAGTAAACCTATCGTCTGTATCTGTTTGGTATGTTAAGTCAAAACCATTATCAGCCACCTCAACATCATATTGAGTAGCTGTAGAGCTTTGTGTGTCAATTATAGAGACTTTGTAATAAGTGCCTCTATCGCTTTGAAATTCTCCTACTAATCTAGTATCTATTGCCATTAGTAACCTCTTGTTCTATTTCTATTCTTTCTTGCTCTGTCTGAGCTTAGTAATATATCAGCTCCACTTATTGTACCAAATACTTCTGTAGAGCCTCCGTTCGTTCCTATCATAGATTTTAATTTATCTAATGGAGCGATGACTTCTGGATTAGTTCTAGCACCAGCGTATTCTCCCATAAGTCCTATAGTCGGTCCACTTACAATTCCACCAGTTGCAAATGATGGAACTAAAACACTTCCTAGCATATCTCCTAAGCCACCTACTCCACCTATGTTAGAAAATCCTAAAGCTTTGCCTATTCCTAAACCACCTATAATAGCATTTAATGCAGCAGTTGCAGCTAATTGCGCTAGTAAAGCCTTAGTTGCTCTTTTAGCACCTTCAATAAAAGAAGTGAAAAAACCATCTGAACTCTGTAACGCTTGAGCAAATGTACCTTGTAAAACATTACCAAAACTTACAAATATTTGACTCATTTCTAAAGCTACAATATCCATTCCAGATAATGTTTCTTCAAAATCTTCTACTATTGGTTCTAAAGTAGCAAAATCATTTTTTACTTCTTTTAAAGCTACTGACATAGCTTTTATTGGCTCTATTGATGGTAATGCTAAAGCCTCAGCTTTACCTTTAGCCATTCTAGCTCTACCCTCTCTCTCCTCTGGAGATAATTGTTTTTTAGGTACAATCTTTGTTCCTTTAAAAGCTGCTGTTCTTCTTCTTAGTTCTTCAATAGTAAATACTTGACCAGACTGGTCTTGTATTGAAAAATCTAACGCTATATCTTCTTCCTTTTTAAGTAGTCCTAATTTTTCTAATAATTTCTCAACTGATGATTTAACATTATCAAAGACAGTTACTAAATCATCCCAATAGGTATAAATACCTTGAGCAGCTAATATTACACCAGCTATAATTTTACCTTGTGGAGTTAAAGCTACTAATGCCCTTCCTAATACTTTAAGTGCTGGAATTAAACTACCTAAAAAGAACTTTCTAAGTCTAGCAAATGTTGTAATCATTTTACCAACAATAAACAATATAGGACCAATGATAGCAGCTAATCCACCAAAAGCTACTACACTTTCTTTAGTTTCTTTAGATGTACCTTGTAAAGTATCAGCAAACACTTGTAAAATGTTTTTTAATGGCTCAATACCTTCAAGAATAATTTCCCCTAGTTGCTCATTAACATCTCCTAATTGATTGCTTAATTGCTGTAATGGTCCAAGTCCTTCTGTAGCTATTGCTTTAGCTTGACCCCCAAATTTTTCAGTTAATGTCTCTGTAAGTTTTATAGCTTTTTCTTGTGCTGTCATTGCTGGATTTAATCCAGTATCAAAATATCTTTTTAGAGCATCAGTACTAGTTCCTATTGTTTTACCTACTAATGAAGCTGCTGTTTTTAAATCTACTCCCATACCAGTTGCAAAATCTTGCAAAGCTGGAGTAATCATTAAAATTTGTTGTTCTGTTAATCCTAACTGAGCCAAAAAAGATTGTGCTTCTATAGTAGCTTCATCGCCAAACAAAGTTACTTTTTGTAATTCTCTAGCTTGTTCAGTTAAATTTTCAAAAGCCTCTGTATTACCTTTTAAAGCTGTTCTAAGTTTAGTTTCAGCTTTTATTTGTTCATCAAATGCTTTAACTGCTAAACCACCAAAAGCTACAATAGGTAAAGTTAAATTCCTACTCAAAGTTTGTCCAGTCCTTTGCATAGACTTTCCAAATTTCTTCATTCTATTAGTAGACTTTCTTAAAGCACTTTGGAACTGCTTATCGTTTAATGATAATTTGACGCTTAATGTTTTCTCAGCCATTGTCTTTGTTTAACAATTCGTATTTCTTTTTAATATATTCTGCCCTTTTCTTTTGTTTCTCGATGTCGGTCTTAACTTTCTTTTTCTCCCATTCAAACTTCATCAGTTTTTGAGGAGTTAGGTTTTGTCCTTTCTTAGTGTGTGGCTGTAAATTAACACAAGCCAACCATCTCACTCTCTCCCATTCCCATTGCTGTTCTTTCTCTACTCTATCATTTACGCCTTTTTGCATACAGATAAACTCGTGGAAAGTTAAACTCCAAAAGTCTTTAGGCAGTAATCCGAAGCCATAACCTATAGCTTCTAACTTATCCCAAGTTACTTCTTTTTCTTCGCCACTTTCTTCGTGGCTTTGTCGTTTCCCTCCGTTTCAAATTTAGCAGAGAATTGAGTAGAGAATATCTCTAGCACTTTATTTAGTGCCTCAAAATCTTCGTCCAGCAAGTCTGCGACATCATCAACACTTAAAGAACATTCTTGTCCACTTACTCGTGAACCATCTTTTATTCCGTTTAGGATTAGATAACAAGCATCATCTAAGCTCATTCCATCTCCTAGCTTATCTAAGTCAGCTAAACTTCTTCCAGTATCTTTACAGAATAACCTCAACGAGTTCATTCCAAATCTTACTGGGTAATCCTTTCCATTTATTATAACTACTTCGTACATATCTTTATTGGTTTTAAATTATGTCAGTTGGAGCAGAGCCTAAGCTCATACCCCAACCAACAAAGAAATTATTAAATATCATTCTGAGTCAATGACCCACTTCCATCTATCGAGACTGAATAAGATGGGGCATCTTCTGTACCACCACTAACCTCTAGAGATGTAATAAAACCAGAGCCACTATAAGTATAGTCTCCAGTAGCTGGAGATGATAAACCGAATGTAAATGTTACAGCAGTTCTATTGAACATTTGGTCAAATAACTCATCTACCTCAGTATCGCCAGCTACACCAGCGAAGTCCATTAGACCATCAGCCGAAAGACTGAAAGACTTTTGACCACCTAGTAAGTCTCTAAAACCACTAGAGTCTTTAGTTGAGATGTCTATTGTATCTACATTCATTGAAAGTGAAACATTCTGAGAATGCATCAATTTCGCTTCCGTTCCTCCATCACTAGGAGAAACTTTTAGGATTAAATCCGTTCCGTTAAAAATCATTTTTTAAAATTTTAAATTCATAAATTAGCTAATATCTAAATCCTCAGAAGTTTCCTTCTTCTTAGACTTTTTCTTTGTTGTATCTATTGCATCATTGAACTTTAAAAAGTTTCTTACAACACGACCAACCTCGTAAGATTCGCCTTCTTTGTATTCTACTCCTCTACATTCAATGTCTTTTTTTATCTTTACTTTATACATATCTATCTATTTATGTTAAATCTGTAATCTTGTGCTATACCATATAAACCAATAGAACCAGCACTATCATCGTAAAGCTCGTTCTGGTCTTGGTAAAATATCTTGTCTACTACTACACCACTATAAGTGCCACTAACGTAGTCTAGAGCTGTTCTAACGTGACCAGCTAGAGTTGTCATATCAGCGTAGCTATTGTGATAAATGCTTATCTGTACTCTTACATAGTCATAAGTACTTACTCCGTTCTTAGTGTTGTTAGGCTCATCTGCAAACATCTGATAAGTTATATAAGGTAACTTAACGTCTGTAGGAAAATTGTAACGACTAGGAAAGATTCTTAAGTTGCCACTTGTAGTAACTAAAGGAGCAACATTTGAGTCGTTGCTTAAAATATTATATATTACTTTTCCTATCTCCATTACTTCATTCTTTTGTCAATGAGTTTTTTTATTTCTCCTATTACACTATTGATAGCTGTGTTACCTTTACTAGCAGCAGTCTTATCTAACATTCTTAGTCCAGGAATACCTCTAAATCCATACTCTAAGAAATAGAAATAAAAACCAGACTTCTCTTTACTAGCAAATGATTTTTTAACTCTTGGTCCTACATATACCGTCGGTGGCTTACCTTTTACATTCTTTCCGTTGATTATAGCTAAAGACTTTTTAAGTTGTTTAGATTCAACTGGAACAATAGATTTAAGCTCTTGTAGAATTGGCTTAGATGCTTTGCGCATTCCTTGTCTTAGTAGTGTCTTATTTTTACTATCAGACATATTAAGACTCTCTAAGTCCTTAATTAAAGACTTCAGCTCTTTCTCATCAATGGTAGCTGTAACAAAACCAGCGTGACCACCTTGATTACCTCTTAATATTTTACTTGTTCCTATTGCCATTATTGCTCTGGAAAAGGGTTAATACCGTTATCTATTAATATGTTTATCCAATCTATTTCCTTAATATATAAGTCTACATTGTCCCACTTAGTCTCTAAGCATTGATAGGTTTCTATCACTCCATAGGATACTATCGCCTCGCTATCGTTCCATACAATGTAGTAACTCTTTACCTCTGGGTAGCATATTTCTGTTAATCTTAAACTCATTACGTTGTTAGTTGTGTTAGTTCGCTATCACTTAAAGCCTCATTAAATACTGCTACTGCTTTGACTTTACCGTAGAAGTTATTACTTCCATTAATATCAAAATTTAAACTATTCAATGTTCCACTTTGTACAGTATTACTTTGTGTTGTATTAGTATCTTTTTCAACCCCATTAATCCACAAAGCATAGTCATTAGCTTTAAATTTACAAGCTATTTTATTCATATTTGTTTGACTAATATCAGTTGCATCTAAATCAACAGTATTAACATATCCATTCATAGCTATATAAAATTGAACTCTATTTGTGGTTGAGTGTAATGATAATGTAATTCTATTATTTGCTGCTGAAGAAATAGTAATAGTTCGAGTATCTCCTCCATCAGCCAAAGCAGCTATCTCTGCATATAACACACCCTCTGTTGAGTTTATTAAGTCAGCACTACCAGCACCAGTTGCAGTCTCTGTAGCTCTTGTCTCTGTGCTACCGTATGTTGGTATGTACGATGTAGCGTAGGATAGTTCTTCTAGTTGTGCCCCCCAAACGTATACTCCGTTAGTTGTATTTGTATAGTCTGTTGTTAAAGTACCATCTACTGAAGGAGTGGTAAATAAAACTTCACTTCCTGATGTATTGGTAGTAGTTATTATACATCTATACCAACCATTACCATAATCTTCTATACTTGCTGTAGTTCCTGATGCTGTTGGTGATGTGCTAATAGTTCCGTTAGATAAATTAAATATTGCGTAATATCCACCTCCATAACTACCAATGCCTAATACTAAATAATCATACTCGGCTTTTTTAGCAAAAATACTTGCAGAATATGGTGCTGATGCACTTGTAGATGCTCCTATATAAGAATTGTTAGGGTCTCTACTTGTGTCATTAGCTATTAATTTAGTTGCATTGTTTTCTCCACTTGGAGATGTAGCTGCGTTAGGTGTTCTTGTTATATATGAAGCAGCAAAATCTAAATTCCAACTACTATCACTAAAATCCTCACTATAAGTAATAAGATTAGTAGAAGTAGGCTCTAACAATATATGACCATTATCTCCATTACTATCATAGCTTATTCTTGGAATGTTGTTGGTGTCTATTATTTCTTTGACTGATACGTTGTCTATTGAAAAGTTATCCCCTATGGTCGGTGTATTATTATAAATTCTTATCCATATTTCACTTGATGTAGATGTAATTATGGTATTTTCAGTAAAGTCTAAAATTTGACCTTTAGAATATAAATCTGTACCACCTTGTGATGAGCCTATATTTACTCTCCAATCAGTACTTGTAGTTCCCTCTATTGCAGTATATTTTAACTGAAAGTTTTTACCTGATGAAACACTAAAAGATTGTTCTATACCTCCATAAGTGTTTCCGTCATTTTCTATATATATTAAATCATTTGTTATCTCAAAATAAGCCCCTCTATGAGAATACCAATTGCCATTGACAACTAACTCACTACCTAGAGTTCTACCTACCATCTCGACTAAGCCACTAGAATTAACTCGACTAGCTACACTAGCTCTAGCAAAGTCAAAGTCCTCATAAGGCTCGTCTATTGGTGCTACGTTGTAAAGCGTACCAGCCTTGTAACCAGTAGGAGTTAAGATTATACTCGCTTTATTTAATAGTCCGTCTGCCATTAGCTTATGTCATTTAATGTTTGTAAGAATGCTTGGCTGTCTGTAGTGTTCTCTACTACTCCTCCAGCAGCTACTACTCTTGTTGTTAGTATGCTTATGTAATCGGCTGGTGTTGGGTCAAATATACCACCATCAATAATAGTCCAACCATCATCCTCTATTAAGCTGAATCTTGAAGCATAAGCTGACTCTGTAAATTGTGAGCCTCCGAAGTTTATACTTATACCAGTATCTACTACACCAGCAGCCCAAGCTATTAGCGTTGCATCGTAGTTAGAAGTAGATAAACCAGTAGCGTTCTGCATAAAGTTAGTAAAGTTAGAAACATTAGCAATAGTCCACGCTGCTAGAGATTGGTCGAATAAGTCGCAGTTGTAGAACATTTGTTGCATATTTTCTACATTAGTAGTGTCCCAACTATATATGTCTCCGTTGAATTGTGAGCAATCATAGAACATCTGATACATAGTCTCTCCATTAGAAGTGTCCCAAGAATTTAAATCTTGGTCAAAACTTTTAGCACCTCTAAATGCTCCATAAAAAGTCGTAACATTACTAACATTCCAACTATTTAAGGATTTATTAAATGTAGAACAATTAAAGAATGTTTGCTCAAATATTGTTATAGTACTTACATCCCAATTACCTATAGCTCCGTCAAAGTTAGTACATTCTCTAAACATTCTATAAAAAGATGTACTAGAAACAGTAGGAGCATCTGTAGCACTAGCATCTAAATTAGTACATCCATAAAACGCAGCGTTAGTAGATAAATCTAAGACTCCCCATTGTTTTACGTCAAGCATTTTAAGCTTATCTCCAGCGTTATTAAATTGCCAACCTTGCAACGTTCCCTCTATACTTATTTCGTATTGTCCAGCACTACTATAAGTGTGTGTAACCTCTTGTTGATTGTAACTTGTTATTGTATCGCTAGAGCCATCTCCCCAGTTTACTACAGCGTTATAACTACCACTACTAACCAATGGCATCATAAATTGTGTGTTCAAGCTAGAGCCACTAGATGTATTCTCTGTGTCAATAGTAAAGACAAATTGATTAGGAGCTGTCTGTGATAAATCTACTACGTCATTCTTCTCTAATAGAAGCACCATAGCGTCTTTACGACCTACTTCCTTAATACTCTTGATAGAATAATTAGTAGAGCCATTAGAGATAAAGTATTGTGGACTTACTCCTATGTTTGTTCTGTATCTTATTAGGCACTCTATACGCTCGTCATTGATTAAGGCATCAGCATCGAAGTTAGTGTTGCCACCTTTGAAGTCAAAGTCTGCATAAATGGTAACATAACTATTATCAGACACTACTCTCTCGCCATATGCGTTAGTAGAGTAAGTCTGTGTATATAGTTTTAACTTTCTATCTAGTTTGCCTATTATCATAGTTCAAGCAATCGGTAAGGAGTTAATAAGTGGTCTACCATTAAAGGTAATTCATTTACTTGAGTTCCCATAACAACATCTTGTCGGTTCTCATAATATCGACCAACGATGATATAAATAGCTTGTACTATTGGAGCTGGAACGTCACTAGCTGTACCACCTACTATAAAC